ATAGTAAACACACTTTAATTAACTATTTCATTAATAACAAACTTAAATTGCTTATGGAACATATTAATGAGTTTTGAGAGGTAAAATGAGATTAGCAATATATGAAATTTTACAGAATGCTTCTAAGCTAACTAAAAAAGAAGAAAAAATACAATATCTTAGAAATAACTATAATCCAGTATTAGGTAATATTCTCAAATATACATTTGACAATCAATTTATTTGGGATTTACCTCCAGGAGATCCTCCATATAAGCCCTGTGAGTATCCAGATTCACATGGAATGCTTTACACAGAAGCAAGAAAATTGTATTTGTTTTTGCGTGGAGGAAATCCTAATTTAACCCCTTTCAAGAGAGAAACATTATTCATCAATCTCTTAGAAACTGTGCATCCAGAAGATGCGAAACTGCTTTTGTCTGTGAAGGATAAGAAACTTCCATACAAAGGTTTAACACTTAACTTAATCAAAGAGGCATATCCAGGACTTATCGATGAGCAAGAACGGGTTCAAGAAGTTTAAAAAGAACGATTTTTCCTACGAGGATGAAGAATCATATGATACTCGTAGTAATTACGCTGATAAACGTAAAGAAAAGCGTGTTCAGCGAGCTTTAAAAACGAAAAATATTCGTGATCTTATTGAAGAAGATGATGAGTATGATGATGACCTATCATATGTGAGGAAGTAAATGCCAACGTATACATTTATCAATAACGATACGGGTGAGCAATTTACTCAGTTTATGTCTATTTCTGAAATGGAAACATTTCTTAATGATAATAAAAATATAAATCAAATAATTGGTGCACCAGCTATTGCAGACCCAACACGCATGGGTATTAGAAAACCTGATCAAGGTTTTCGTGATGTATTAAAAAAAGTTAAATCATCACATAGAGGTAGTACAGTAAATACCTGGTAGGAGTAAAATGTTAGAAGCCCAGAGAAGACTAACAAGAAAAGAAAAAAGATTACTAAGACAGGGCAAGATAGATAAGGTAGAAGATAGCAATAAGTTAAACTTAAATCTTAAAAAAATTGACCCATTAACAGAAAATCAAAAGATAACATTCACCTCATATAGAGAGGGAAAAAATCTTCTATTGCATGGAATAGCAGGAACTGGAAAAAGTTTTGTTTCGTTGTATCTTGCTCTCGAAGAAATCTTAAGTGGAAACTCTGACTATAAAAAGGTTATTATAGTTAGATCGGTTGTTCCGACAAGAGACATGGGCTTTTTACCGGGTAACAATAAAGAAAAAACTAAAGTATATGAACAACCATATCAGGCAATTTGCACTGAACTATTTGGTCGCTCAGATGCATATGAATATCTGAAGTCAAAAAACATCATTGAGTTTATTTCTACATCATTTATTCGTGGTGTAACATTAAATAATTGTATCATTGTCGTAGATGAAATTGCAAACTGTACACTACATGAATTAGATTCAGTTATCACTCGTGTTGGCAAAAATTGCAAGATTATGATGTGTGGTGATTTTAGACAATCTGATTTTACACGTGAACATGAAAAGAATGGTTTACATGATTTTATGAAAATTGTTCAGAGAATGAGATCATTTAAATTTGTTGATTTTAATGAAGATGATATTGTTAGAAGTCAAATGGTAAAAGAATATATTATTACCAAAACACGATTGGGTATTATTGCGTGACAACCACACAAAGAAAGATTTTCAGGCACAATTTAGTGCCTGAAATTAAAATGATGGATACTATTATTGATGGAAAGAGATATTATTTTCTACCTAATGGTGAAAAATATAAATCTGTAACAACCATTTTAGGTGAAAGAACAGATAAAACATCATTAATACAATGGCGTAAACGCATTGGTGAAGAACAAGCAAACAAGATAACTACACAAGCAGCAAGACGTGGAACTGCTATTCATAACATGGCAGAAAGATATGTTTTAAATGAAGAAAAGTATATCTTAGAAAAAGATATGCCTGTTAACATTCAAACATTCGAATCTATTAAACCCATCCTCAATAAGTATGTAGATAACATTTATGGCATCGAATTGCCATTGTATTCTTCTATACTGCAAACTGCTGGTAGATCAGATTTAATTGCAACATTTGATGATACTTTATCAATTATAGATTTTAAAACGTCAACCAAGTTGAAAAAAGAAGAGTGGATTCAAAATTACTTCATTCAGGCAACTTGCTACTCATTGATGTTTGAAGAGTTGTATAGAATACAAGTTCCTCAATTGGCTATTATCATTTCTGTTGATAACGAAGAACCTCAAGTTTTTGTTAAACCTACAAAAAAATTCTACAAAGAAGTAAAGCAAATTTTTGTTGACATGGCGGCGTAGATGCCATATAAATATATTCGCTTAGGTCGTTGAGGCGTAAAGAATAAACGAACTGGACTCGGGGGCAGTACCCGACGCCTCCACCATAAGCAGATTGTGTCACACTTTATTGGGGTTGACGACCTCAAGTCTGCTTTTGATGGGGGCGAAATTTTAGGATCGACAGGCGTAGTAAAAGTACGAAGAGACTAAAAGCAATTAGTAAGTGCAGCTAACGACAATGCACCTCGTTTCGCTCTAGCAGCGTAACATGCGTTTCGGGGAGTACGTGGAAACAGAAACTCCCCACTACACACTCACACAAAAAGGAAAACACAATGAAAGACAATAGTGCATATCATATCCGTTTAGAACTCCTAAAATTGTCACAATCAATTGAACTAGAACGTTCCATGAATGAACGTTTACGTAAAGAAAATGATTGGAACTGTCAAAGGGAGATTGCAAACATTAGGAATGAACCTCCCCCTTCATTCCCAGAAATAGAAATTGTAGATCATATGCGTATCATGCAAGTAGCAAGAGATCTAAATGAATTTATTTCTAATGGATAATAAATACACATGATGTTGCTAATCATAGCACTAATGGCATTCGGAGCAGTCTACTTAAATGTAGTGGCTGCTCTAAAAAAAGAATCTCTAGAAGAAAGAGTAAACTTTTTAATTTTTGTGGTTTTAGTTGACGTAATCATATTGATGTCGTATAATCTGATCATATCAGATCCTATTATGGGTATATTTTTGACTGTAAAGTATATTATTTTTTCTTTTATTAACTTTGATGCAACACTCAAACAAAATTTATAACTTGACAAATTTAAAGGGAGAGTATAATGATTGAATTAGCAATTGGGTTTTTAGTTGGATTGGTTGTTGGTTGGAATGTTCTGCCACAACCACAATGGGTTTCAAATCTATACACCAAGTATTTTGGTAAGTAAAAAGTAAAAGGCCCCGTAGCTCAGCTGGATAGAGCAACAGACTTCTAATCTGTGGGTCGCACGTTCGAATCGTGCCGGGGTCGCCATCTTTGCAGGAGTTAATATGAATAGCAGATATAACCATTGGTTTTGGAATAGTTATTTTGTAGATTATTTTGCACACAAACTAGTTCGTATTAACTCTTGGTTATGGAAGATGCAATATGGACGCGAATAATTATTCAGTTGATATGCTTAAAAGATCTGCATTCGTTGATGAAATTAATAATGTGTTAAAGATTGATTTGGACACATGTAATGATCCTGAAAATTATCAAACGATTAAAAATATAATCACATATCTTCAAACTAGAATTGATTTAATCGATAAGCTATATAAAAAATAATGTTCAAGGTCCTATAGTTTAATGGTAGAACGCACGTCTTATAAGCGTGGTATGCTCCGGATTAGAGCGCGGTCTAGGTTCGAATCCTAGTGGGACCACCATAAAATGGATGACTAATGTTAAAAAATAATTCTTTTATTGAAGACATAGAGAATCTATGCATAAATAAAAACATTGAATATATTGATGCTATTATTTTATGGTGTGAAAAAAATAATCTAGAAATAGAATATGCTGCTGAGATTATTAAAAAACATCCTTTGATGAGATCAAAGGTTCAATATGAAGCAGAAAATTTAAATTTTCTTCAAAAATCAGCAAGATTACCGATATGAGAAAATAACATGACTACAGATAAAGATTCCGTAATTAGTAGAGCAGAAGTTGATACTGTAGGTATTGATAAAAAACGTTCTAATCATGTGTTAAGAGAGTTTAATAATAACTCTTATAATCCAGATCCAGATTATGAATTTGATGATGAATTTGATTACGACTCAATAGATTGGGGATATTATGTCAATACACAGATATTGATTATTTCTCATAATACTTTAGGTAATCTTGAAATTAGAGATAACAGCTTAAAGATTATTAATGGAAGTAACACTGTTTTTATTAATGCTACAGCAATAGTAGTCAATAACAGTTCAAATAGTCTTACGATTAATGCACACTCTATATACATCAATGGTTCTGGTGGAAACTTCTTATTAAGAGCTCCTAATGCTGGTGAAGTTGCAGCGGGTGCTACTCTAACTGCTGCTGGTTGGAGTTTTAGTCCACAGATTGTTATTCTTACACAGCCAGCTAATGCTACAGCAAATACTACGAGTTCTGAGAACGTTACATTTTTAGTAGTAGCAGAAGCACTACCAGTTGCTGAAGCATTAACTTACTCGTGGACATATGCTAATGGTGCTACTATCATTGCTGGCGCAAACGTTGGTAATACTACACAAGCAAATCTAGTTGTAAATTCGGCAGTTCAAACTACGAATGCGTCATTTAAAGTTACTATTTCAGGTGTTACGTTACCTAACGTAGTATCTTCAAATGCAACATTAACAATTACAACTTAATGTAATCATACATATGACACCTTATGAGGCTTATAGAGAGTATTTGGCTTTAAAGAGTCATTTCTCAAACAAATCGTATGATTATTTTAAATATAATGGAAAGGTTAAAAACGCTACAATTGACTCATATGAGAAAAGACGTGATAAACTTTTCTTTATGAAATTAGCAAAACACAGAGATCCTATCAATTTTCTAGTAGCAAATTTTGTAGAAAATGATAAGATGTGGATCGGCAACATTGCCTATAATGAAGAAGCCGAAAAAAAGTATTTTAACTGGCTTAAAAAAAATCAATCACTAACATACGTTTTTACAAACGATATATCAAATTTAGATGAAAATTTTGATAGTAATTTTTTAGTTGAACAAAACAATCATCCTAAAATTTTAAAATTGTATCTATCTGGTGAAATATCTATAGAGACACTAGTGATTCTTACTGACCTAGTAAGATGTATTTCTTATTGGAATAAAAATATGTCAGATGATCCTATATGGAATGACGTATTATTAAAAATACAGAAATACAAACCCTTCATCAAGTACGATAAAGAAAAGATGAAGAAAATCGTAGTTGACAAATTTTGATCTATTTGTCAATATAAATAGTATTGTTAATATGTCAATGTGGACAATAACAATATAGAATAATACAAACAATACAGAAAATACGGAGAATACATATGCCTATTAATTTTTCAGACCTTAAGTCAAATAAGAACTCAACAAAGGACCTACTTGATAAGTTAAATCAACTGTCAGGTCAGACACAGAAGGATTCATCAGCAGATGATCGTTTCTGGTATCCTGCAGTAGATAAGGCAGGTAACGGATATTCACTAATTCGATTCCTACCAGCACCTCCTGGTGAAGATGTTCCATTTGTTCGTGTATTTGAGCACGGGTTTAAGGGTCCTAGTGGATCATGGTATATTGAAAAGTCACTAACAACACTTGGTAAGCAAGATCCTGTAAGTGAGTATAACTCACAACTTTGGAACAGTGGTCTAGAATCTGATAAGCAGATTGCACGAAATCAGAAGCGCAAGCTTACATTCATTTCAAACGTTTACGTAATTGAAGATTCAATCAATCCTGAAAACAACGGTAAGGTATTCCTATTCCGTTATGGTAAGAAGATCTTCGATAAGTTGAATGAAGCAATGAATCCACAGTTTGCTGATGAACAACCAATCAATCCATTTGATCTTTGGTCAGGTGCAAACTTCAAGCTTAAGATTCGAAATGCTGATGGATATCGTAACTACGATAAGTCAGAATTTGCTGCTGCAGGTCCATTGTTTAAGGACGATGAAAAGCTAGAACAACTTTGGAACAAGGAATATGGTCTACAAGAATTTGTTGATCCAAAGAATTTCAAGAGCTATGATGAATTGAAGGAAAAGCTATACCGTGTATTAGGTATTAGCAATAATTCAACTCCTGCAAAGTCAGAATCAGCACAGCAAGCAAGCAAGCCTTGGAGCGATGATGAGGAAGAACAATTCCCAACAAAGTTTAAGGCACAGGAACAGCGTGCACCAGCAGCAGTTCAAGATGATGATGAAGATGATGAAGGTCTTGAATTTTTCAAGCGTTTAGCTAGTAAGTAATCGAAGGGGGCAAAAGCCCCCTTTTTTATATTGTACAGATTGATGGCATATCGCCTGATTCTTTTTTAGAACCATATCCATTATTACCAGGAGAAGCAGCAAGAGCCTCAGGATCATTTCCTGTAGAAGGTATTGGTCCGCCAGCAGCACCTGACATTGCTCCAACTGCTGTATCTCTTGCCTGTTCTACTTCTTTTTCTCTCTGTCTAATTTCACCTTGTTGTGCTGCTTCTAGATTCGCTCTTCCAATTTCAGATTCAATTCTTTCAGCACTTGGTGATTGATCTTGCATTGCACCAAATGTTGTACTTGCTCCAAAACTAGAAGATCTATCTGCTTCTTGTAGTCTTGCTTCTTCTTTTTTTCTATAATCACTTTCAAATCCACTCATTAACTGTTTAAATCCATCATCAGTTAATGGTGTTTTAGTAGTAGTATCCGCAGCAATTCTACTTGCATCATATTGCTGTTGAATTTGCTTTTCAGATTCAGGCATTACGTTTAGATTTTCACCCCCTTCACCAAATCCCATAGCACTTGAAGATGTAGTGTCTGTTGACTCTCTAACAGCATCCATTGCTTTTTCCATTGGAGACTTTGCTGCAGATTCAGCAGCAATTCTACTTGCATCATATTGCTGTTGAATTTGCTTTTCAGATTCAGGAATAGCATTTAAATCTTCTGTAGATTCGACGCCAGCACCCATAGCACTTGAAGACGCTGTATCTGAAGCAGCCCTTACAGCTGACATTGCTAATTCAGTTGTTAAAAGATCTCCTGAAGCACCTTCAAATCCTGGCACCACTGATTCCGGTTCAACCTTTGTTACTTCTGATGGAGTTGCACCTGGTTGATTTTCAGGAAGCATCTTGTTAGATGGATCCATCATGCGTAATGTTGCTTCTGCTTGTAATAATCTTTCACGTGCAGCTTTTGCTTCAGGTGAAGCGTTTTGTGGTAGACCTTCTCTTATTGAGTTTAACTTTTGTTCTGGAGTCATTACAGAAGTATCAACCCTTTCAGCAGATCTTTGTGCTTCAATTGTTGAAGCAGCATTAGGTTGTGCTGCTTTATCTGTTCCAACGTTTGGTGCAGACCCTGGAACTACATTTGATCCCTCTAAGAAAGCGGTTGTTGTGCCATTTGAATCCATATTTTTAATATATTCAGGATTCATTTGTGCATAAGCTTCAGGTCTAGCTCTATGTAATTTTCCTTCACCTACATTATAACCATTAGTTAAAATGCCTCTTTGTCTAAAATCAGAAACCCATTCTTTACCATTCCATGTTTGGATATGTCCATAACCACTTCTACCACCTGGCATAGCAACAACGTCACCAATTCTCCACTGTGATTTATCTTGTAAATAACCTTTAGGTAGACCTTGAGGTCCTTCATATAAACCACTCATAAATGATTTTGCTCTTGGGCCAGCAAAATCAGCTGCATTACCACCAATACCCACTCTACCTTTTGCAGTGCCAAACATTGCACCAACAACAGAACCTACACCTCTACCACAGTTTTGTGATCCACCTCTTCTATCAGAATTGATCCCTCTCATGCCATATGATATTTTATAAAGGTCATGTTCACCTGTTGCACCGGTAACAGTTTGTTTAGATAAAGCTGATCCTGCAACAGTTGGTGTTCTTGGTGTAGTAGTTGCTGTAGGCATACCGCTTGGAGGTGTAGTTGATGGTACAGCAGTTGATGGTTCATTAACAGGTGTTGCAACACCTTGTGCAGATGATGGGGCTATTGCTTGTTGACGTGTTGCTGTCTGCTGTGATTGTTCCTGAGGTTGTTCAGCAGGTGTTCCTACTAATTGTAAAGCTCTTTTCTGTTCATCTTGAAATCTTCTCATAACACTTTGTTGAACAGCAGCAGTGCTGCTTCCAAACTTAGTTCCTCTTTCCGCATAAACAGCACGAATGAAATCTTCTTCTGACATACCAGGCTTATATGTCTTATTAAAGATTTTTGATGCTCCACCAGGTCCGTGTTGTACAGATGTACTCCACATGACTTCTTGCAGAGCTTTACTATTTCCAATCATATTAGTTAAACCTTGATTGGAAAGACCACTCATACCTTTATCATAATGTGTTTTCTTAATGAACTGATGTTCAGAATCACCCATTTTTCCTTCCGCAACAAGCTTTTTCCATTCCTGTGCGAAGGCTCCACTTTTGCCAGAATCTGGTGATCCTGCAGCAGAAAGACGTTCGTATGCTTCTGGGTTATTAGTTTTCAAATAAGACAAGAAGTTTCTCATAGTTCCTGTCTTAGAAGCTATTTGATATTTTCCGTATGATGTTCCGCCTGTGCTGTCCCATCCGATTGCTTCACTTCCACGTCTACCAGATTCATATCTTGCAGAAAGACCACCTAATCCTGGACTACTTGGTATTGGTGTTGTTCCGCTAGGTCCAACATCACCGGGTGTTGCTGAACCAGAAGTTCCACGTGATGCTCTTGGTGTTGCTGCAGCAGTTGGTTTTGACATAGGTGTTTGGGTTTCTTCTGATGAAGATGCTCCACCCATACTTTGTCTTGGAACCATAGGTGTTGCAGGTTCATTTTGTGTGGCAGCAGGACCTGCACCCCCTTGACCACTTTGACCTCCCTGTGAACTCGGTTTAAACCCACTTTCAGTTAATACATAATTTTGTTGAACAAATTCAATTTCAGGAGCATCAAATTTTATTTTTCCGCCATTAGATTTTATTTCAATGACTCTAGCATTTAAAATAATTTTGTCTGTAGACTCATAATTAATTAAACCTGTAGTTTTTAAATCGACATTATCAAATGTTAAAGCTTTTTCTTTATCATCATCCATTCTTGTAGAAGTAGGCAATGATGATTGAATTTGTTGAACTGGAGTAGCAACAGGTTGAATATTTGTTGTAACAGGAGTTGCAGTATTTCTATTTTTGGCAATTTGTATTGCCAAAGATTCAAGACGACTTTTATTCAAACTATATTGACTCGTAACTGCAGCATTACTTGATGCTAATTGATTAGCTGCCTTTTTTAAGTCTTCTTCTGTATAAGGAAAGCTACTCCAATTTCTAGGAATTTTTAGTTCATTATCAAGTATTTCATACCATTTACTACTTGAAGATGTCCTATTATTAATTGATTGTTCATTACCTGTGACAACAGTAGCACCAGTTGTAGATGATGGAGTTTGATTTGAACTAGAATTAGCTCTACCTTTTCTTTCCTGTGCAATTTTTCTAGCTAAAGATTCTAGTCGATTTATGTCAAGACTTTTTTGACTAGATGTATTAACTTTTCTATCAGTTAATTGTTGTGCGGCAGTTCTCAAATCATCTTGATTGTAAGCAAAACTATCCCAGTTTCTAGGTATTGACAATAATTCTTCAGCGGTAGCCATCCATGTTCTTCCGCCGATGGATCCACTAGAAGATTCAGGAACAGTTTTTGGTTTACCAGCTGCTTTCCATGATGAAGGATTATTTTGAAATGCTTTTTTAAGAGATGGATTTTGCTTAATAACTGCTAACCATTCTTCTTGTTCTTGTCTAGTTAATTTTTCAACTACATTTTCTCTTACTTGTCCAAACTGTTCTACTTCAGCTTGTGGACCTTGTATAACTTGTGATCTTGCACCACCAGTTTTTAATTTTCTATCAAACTCAGCAGCAGCTTCAGGATTTTCTCTTCTAGCTTTTCCAGTATAATATGCAAGTGTTGCAAATCCTGCCGCTGCTAATGTTACTGGATTTAATAATATTTTTGTAAGACTAGGTGCTAATTTTTTAACATTATTTAGAAGATCTAAGTCCGGAAGTTGTATTCCACCCCCTTCTGCTTTTTGTGTAGGGGTTCTATTACCTTTATTATCTACTGGTATAACTTCATGAATTTTTATAGCATCAATTTTATTTTCTATATCTGACATTCTTCTTTTTAGTTGAAGAATTTCAATATAGTTCTTTTTAGTATGAATAATTAAATTATCTACTTTTCTATTAATTCTAGAAATGTTTTTTGCATTTTCTTTAGGTGTACTGACTTTAGAAGCGTCAGAAGGATTTTTTTCTTGTTCTTCTTTAGTAGAACCTATCTTTTTGATCCCTAATCCAGCATATAAACCATCTAGTAAAGAATCTTTCATTTGTTCTTTTACTGGTTTATCAGGATTAGACTTTTTAATTCCCAATCCTTCATATAATCCTGATACAGTAACTTCTTTAAGCTGTTGGCCAAAACTCTTTTTTGTGTCAGTTAGTGTTGTGTTTGACGCAGTTGGTGTTGTGTTTGCAGGAGTATCGGCCAACTTTTTATTTCCTTATTTTGCGTTTAGTGCCTCTAGTCGTTTCAATTCTAAATAATCTTGTAGCATTTTTTGATATATATCTCTTTCAAATACAATAAGATTTTCAATTTCACTTATTTGATACTTATGGTGCTGAGCCAGAGAGAATATCACATGATAGTAGTTCTCTAGCGTATTGTGACTCAGCGCAGCGTAAAAAAATCACTTAACGTGTTCATGACAATCTTTCTTTTATTACCATATTCATTTTCATATTCAATTTCATGATATATCGATGGTACCTTTGTTAAAAATTCTCTAATGCTCTGATATGATTTGATATCGATATCATCCATAAAATCTTTAAGCTCTTGCACAGAAATATCTTTGATTTGAATAACGTTGTCACCATCAAAAATCTTGTCTATACACTTGTACAATAACCTATCTAATAAGTCTTCACTTTCTGTGCTTTCTGAAAACATTTCTTTGTCTTCGTATATCGACGCTTCAGGATACTTTAGCTTTAAAGATATTTTATCAGTTATACTAATTAAATCTTGTGTATTTTCTGGAAAATTAACTTCGATTTGACTCAAATCAACTTCAAAATCATACACTTTATTATCTTCGTTATCTCGATATGAAACTTTAGTCTTGTTATCTACAGACATCGCTCTCAATTTTAAAAACAAATATTCTAAATCAAATACCGTCAATTTGTTTACGTCTACATCACCTACCAAACAGTTATTGACAACTTGTTTAATAGAATTCATAACATCTACTTGAGAATCTGATTCCTTTGCCATAAGAAGAATCTTTTCTTCTCTGACTAACATCATTCTCATCTTTACTTTTTTATTTTGTGATGGGATATTCACTTCAAACGTTGGATGCGTAATCTTAGGTAACATACTTTTCTCCATGTGTTATTGTTCAAGATACCAGTCTGTGTATGATAAAACGACTGGTATTTTTTTAAGTTCACTTTTTGAGTTCCAATTCAATTGCACTGCACCTAATTGAATTGGAAAACAATCTTTAAGTGCAATTCTTAATTTTCTTTGACCGTCTGTACTGTAAACATTTATATGAGATAATCTTGAAGCATAATTTTCAAAATAATTAAGTTGATATGGAGTCATACCTTCATATGAAGTTGCACCATATGAAGGATTAGAGTCATAATTAACTATTGTTTTTGTCCAATTAGTAAAAAATTTATATACAGCACCATCTGCGTCTGATAAAAACGATAGTGGTAATTTTTGAAATTGTGCCGTTACAGCTCTTGCAATATTTGGTCCATACCCATAATATCTTACTTGATGTGTGTTTATATCAACACCAGGTAATGCTGCAACTTCACAGAAAAATTTAACCTTTTGTGTAATAGAGCCAGCATCATTTAAAGCTGTAGGTTTTAAAATTTCCATTTCAAACTTATTGTTTGTCAAAAATCCTTTTTGAACTTCACCTTTAAATCTATTAATGCTAAACGCCATCTTTATTCCTTAAATTTTAGAAAGTGAGTCTTTATAGATTTTGTCTTCTGACGCGCCAACGAATCTTTGTGTCGGTAAGAGTACAGTCTTATTCCACTCATTTATGCTTACTAGATAATACCTAGACTTAACATGATTATATAGATATCTTTTAACGCAAGGTTTAAAGTATTTAAATCTAGATGCAGAGTTTAAAATGTTATATGATATATTTAATTTTGTTTTATCGTTTATCTTTTCGCTGTTAATGTTATCATATAAAGCATCCAATAGTCTTGCTCTATAAGCAGGAGGAAGATAATGAAGGTTTATTCCTAAAAATCCATCACTATATAGTTGTATAGGAAATACTAATGGGTATGCATCGTAGTATGGCAACTTGGCTTTTAACTTAGGATCATATGAAAACATAATCATACGACCTATAAAAAATTCTGAAAGCCTGCCATTTTTTACATACATACTTTCAGTTAATTCTTTTTTAGAAGTAAACGCCTTTATAGTGTCAAACAACCAAGAAACGGACTTTGATATTTCCGCTTTAGTATTTTTAACACTTTCAAGTATCTTCTGATAAATGTACGCCATATATTAAATCTTTATGTTTAAGTGTTTTTCTGTTAATATCATAAACTTATACTTTCTGTCGTCACAATATTCTTGAGCGGCTTTCCATTTTGCTTCATTGACACCCCAAGTGTATACCTCATTGATATATTTTTTAGTAACTTTTGATTTCTTTTCTGGTGGTTTAGTTTGGTTTTCGGGTTTGATTTCAATTATCAATGTTTCAACTTTTCCATCTTTATCTTTTCTTTTTACATAAAAATCTGGAAAATACCTATGAAGTTTATTATCTATAGGTGACCTATAAGGTATAAAAAATTCTTCCGAACTCCATTCTAAAACATCTTTATGCATATCTAAATAATTCATAAACTTAAGTTCCCAAGATGATCTATAAACTATATTTTTTACATCACCTTTATACTTCGCAATGTTTTTTGGTTTAAATATGCCTTTGTAAAATTTCATTTTTCCCTCACTATATTTATATAAATATTATAAAGTTTTAAAATTGGAAAAATAAATATGAGTTCTTCTCCAGGAATTATAACAAATTTATCAATAAATGCATTAGGAGCAGCAGCACGAGAAACTGGTAGTTTAATTAATACCGTAACGAGTAACATCACTCAAAGATTAGCTGCTGATTCAGCTGCTGGAGCATCAAGAGCAATTGCAGATAAACTTAGAACTATAACTTCAGAACAACCAACATTAAATTTTCCAACAACTGATGAAACTATTAGATATAAATTTAAAATTGAACTTGCCGATTATAGCAGAGCTGGATTATTTGAGATAGGTAAGTTAAATATTTATAGACGTATAAATTTGCCTTTGCCATTACAAATGATTGATCCGCATCAGGTTCAATATGAAGAAGGAAAGCCATTAATTCAAACACCAGAAAATTCTGTGATAGGATCTGCAGCTCTAGGTGCTGCAAAAGCTATTGCAGGATTTACGACAAATGAATTAATGGTTGTTTTGTTAAAAGGACCTACATTTAAACAATTTGAACTAACATGGAAATTAGCGCCAAAAAACGCAGATGACTCAGATTTTCTTAGAGAAATAATTAGAGTATTGAATGAGGCAATGGCTCCAAGAATGGAATATGCAGGAGCAATTTTTAAATTTCCAAGTATATTTCAGTTATCATTCACACCAAACCATCATCAGCTTTATAGATTTAAACCTGCAGTATTAAAAAGTTTTGTTGCAAATTATTCTTCTGGTGGTCAACCTGCTTTTTATAAAGCAACGGACGCACCAGAAAGCGTTGAATTAAGAATGACATTTTTAGAATTAGAATACTGGTTAAGCACTGATTATAGTGAAACCGCTATTTATAATCCATATGGTGGAAGAGCTCAAGTTACAGGTTCACTAGCAGGCGCAGCTGAAAACGCAGTATCAAATCTATTACGTCCCGTAACAGACAGAGCAAGAGAATTAATAGCTCCTTATTTAGGTCCACAGCAAGTAACGGGACCAACTGGTGATACTCAAGCAGGATTGCCTCCCGCGCAAACCGGAGATACACAATAATGGAAACATATTTTTCTAAATTTCCAAACATTACATATAGTAATGTTGTATGTAAGGACTTATCAAGACGTATAAAGGTTCAAACTGATCCTTTAAATAGTCCACAACTATATTTTGCGTATGATATTGAAAACAATTTAAGATCAGATCAATTGGCTCAATACTATTATGGAGATTCATACATAGATTGGATGATGTATCTAACCAATGGAATCATTGATCCCTATTATGGTTGGTATAAAGATCAACAAGATTTTGATAAATTTGTTGAAAAGAAATATGGATCGATTGAACAAGCAATAAAGAAGATATACAACTATCGCGTTAACTGGCATCTTTTTGATATTGAGATACCAGTATCAGTCTATGAGAACAACTTACCATATGAAGTTAGAAAATACTATAAACCAAATTTTGGTATTAACACTAAAGTTTTGTCTTATAAAAGACGAGACGAAGACTGGTCAACATCTACCAATCAGATCGTAAAATTTCAAATTACATATAACAGTGGAAATGCATTTACAGTCGGTGAATTGGTTGACATAAAAACTTCTGTAAATACTACAAGTAATAACGGTGTTGAAGTAATATCATCAAACTCTACACACGTAACATTAAAGAATATTTCTGGAAATACATCAGTTAACAACTTTATAGTTGGTGAGTCTTCAAGCACAAACGCAACAATTGCTTCAGTGACGTATCTTGCAAATAACATTTCTGAAGTAGAACGTGTATATTGGTCACCAGTTACATATTATGAGTATGAACAAGAAAAAAATGAAAAGAATAAGAGTCTATTCTTGTTAGATAGAAATGTTATTTTTGATGTTTCAGAACAGGTAAGATTAAAGTTAGCAGAAGAATAATATGTCATTACCACAGCCGGCTAAAACGCGACTAAGATCTTTCATAATTAATAATGTTCAAATTAGAGAATTAATAAAGTCTCTAAGTGTATATGAGACTGTTTGTAAACCATACTTAACAGCTACAGTCGTTATAAGAGATAAAGAAAACCTTATTAATAATATGAGACTAATAGGTGGTGAAGAAGTCACGTTTTCATTTGATGGGAATGAAAGAAGAATATATTCTGCAAAATTATATATTCTTTCTATAAGCAAAGCTCAGTTTCAACCAAACTTAAGATATTTAGAATATACAGTTCAATTAATTGGCAAAGCATATTTTAATGATCGTGTGAATCTAATTCAGCAATCATTTAAAGGTTTGACCGGAACAGATGCAATTAAAATATTACATGACTCATATGTAGGTGGTGACGCGCCTCTTTCTGTTTTAGCGGGAAGTTTTGGTTTATTAGCAAGAGACAACCCATACATAGTTCAATCAGCAAAACCATTTAAAGCAATTGATGACGTAAGAAGAACATTAAACTTTGCAAATTATAAAACAGGAAATAGCTTATATTATAGAGATCGTGATCAATATGTATTAGCACCATTAGAATTATTATTTGAAAGAGTTTCTAATGTTCAAGCTTCATTTGTTCAACGAGCAACTTGGGGATATGATATTCATGATTATGTAAGAGCATATTTTTCTGTAATGAAAGCAGAACTAGATGTGCATGGAACACAAAGTGCGATTGGTGAACTAGCATCTGTAGCAAATCAAGGTAAAACTGTTTTCGACTTGAACCTAATGAGAACAGTTCAAACAGTTTTACAACAACAAGTTTCTCCCGGAAAGGTTGTTGGAACAGCTTTAGTTAATTTGGTTGGTGACATACTAAAAGGTAAAACCAACGGAGGTGAACCAAACTTTCAAGTTATGGATACATATAACAGATCAGTAGAAACTGATACATCATCAAAGACAGAACGTGAAAGACTGTATGCAACAACTGCAAAGTCTGGACCTCGTGTTAATGTTCAAGTTCCTATACAAGGCGGTGCGGAATGCACAGTAGGTAAAGGTATCAATTTACAATTGCAACCGCCTGTTGGTGACATAGATAGTAACACAAGAAACTTGTATAAAGGTAACTGGTTAGTTATAGATTTAACTCACAACTTAACATTTGAAAGCGATAAACTTTATCAAGGCACAACTACAATGAAGTGTATTCGAGGAGGTGTTGGTTAATGGCACAAGACAATAATACGTATGGTAGTAATCCGAAACCAACGGAACAGATTAAGGCATGGGGTCTTGTAGTTAATATTGCTGATCCATTAAACTCTGGCCGTGTACAAGTTAGAATGGTCGGTTATGAAGATAACAAAGGAACTGTTCCAGATGACATGCTAATCTGGTATGATACCGATATTCAGGGGCATCAGATTAAAGGTGTTGGTGCATCTCATAGATATTCTGTTGGTTCTACTGTTAAGATGGAAAACAGTGGCGGTAAATGGACAGTAGTTGGCGCCGGCACAGGTTCAGGTGATCCAAAATCTAATTCAGATGAGATTGATACAAAAGATGGTGGTTATCCAAAAGGCGCTAGAAAAAGCTCACCCGGATTAATCGATGTTAAATTAAATGTTAAAGGTGTTGATCTTTTAAGTGATCTTCGTGATAAAGTTAAGTTTGACGCAAAATCATTGTTGCAATATGCAGCAGATGAGTCAAATGGGTCTGCTGCTAAATTTAAAGATCTTCCAAACATTGGTTCTTTTTTGGCAGACGGAAGAAATAACGCTACAAATTTTATCAAAGGATTAGATCCAAGTAACTTATCCGGCGCTATATCACAAGGTCTAAACGTTGTAAATAACTTTTTAAATAGCCCGTTAGGTCCATTATCAAGTATGCTTGGTTCAACAGCACTTGGTGGAATGTTATCACAGATACAAAGTTCTTTTGGACCACTGGGACTAGTAGCACAAGCAGCAACCACATTTGCTGGAGCAGCTGGTGCCTTGTCTCAGATAAGTAA